TCAAAATACTGGATTCCCAGAAGCGACTCATCTATTTGCCCACCGGGAGCATCTACCAGGTGCTTTCCGCAGACGTTGGTAACAAGCATGGTTTCAATACCCATGGTGTGGTATTCGATGAGCTGCACACCCAGCCCAACCGGAAGCTGTTCGATGTTATGACCAAAGGATCCGGCGATGCCCGAATGCAGCCGCTCTATTTCCTCATCACCACCGCTGGCAACGACACAAAGTCCATCTGCTATGAGATACACCAGAAGGCCAAGGACATCATTGAGGGCCGGAAAGTTGATCACACATTCTATCCGGTTATCTATGGAGCGGATGAATCCGACGACTGGACAGACCCAGAAACTTGGAAGAAGGCCAACCCTTCCCTTGGAATCACAGTTGGCATTGACAAGGTCAGAGATGCCTGTGAATCCGCCAAGCAGAATCCCGGCGAAGAGAATGCGTTTCGGCAGCTCCGCCTGAACCAGTGGGTTAAACAGGCCGTTCGTTGGATGCCCATGGAGAAATGGGACAAGTGTGCCTTTGCCACCTCTGAGGATGATTTAGAGGGCCGCGTCTGCTACGGTGGACTGGACTTGTCCTCCACCACGGATATTACGGCATTCGTATTGGTGTTCCCGCCAGAGGACGAAGATGATAAATACACCATTCTCCCATACTTCTGGATTCCAGAGGACAATCTGGATTTACGTGTTCGCAGAGACCATGTCCCATATGACATCTGGGAGCGGCAGGGCTTCCTACAGACCACCGAAGGCAATGTAGTTCACTATGGCTACATTGAAAAATTCATCGAGCGGCTGGGCGAACGCTTCAATATCCGCGAAATCACCTTTGACCGTTGGGGTGCTGTCCAAATGGTACAGAATCTGGAAGGCATGGGCTTCACGGTGGTTCCCTTTTGTCAGGGCTTCAAGGATATGTCCCCGCCCACCAAGGAATTAATGAAGCTGGTTCTGGAAGAGAAAATCGCCCACGGTGGACATTCCGTACTCCGTTGGATGATGGACAACATCTTCATCCGAACCGACCCGGCTGGGAATATAAAACCGGATAAGGAAAAATCCACAGAAAAGATTGACGGTGCGGTTGCAACCATTATGGCTCTGGACCGTGCGATCCGCTGTGGCAACGATAATGGTGCTTCGGTTTATGACAGCCGGGGCATTTTGTTTATCTAAGGAGTGATGTAATATGAGCGCCCTTTCTGGCCTATTCAAATCCCGTGACAAGCCTCAAAACCGAACCCCTGGCAGTACCTACACTTTTTTCATGGGAGGATCGTCTGCTGGCAAAAATGTCACGGAACGCTCCGCCATGCAAATGACGGCTGTGTACTCCTGTGTCCGTATCCTTGCGGAGGCGGTGGCAGGGCTTCCACTTCATCTATACAGATACACGGAAAACGGTGGCAAGGAAAAAGCCATCGACCACCCGCTGTATCATCTGCTCCACGACGAGCCGAACCCGGAAATGAGTTCCTTTGTATTCCGGGAAACCCTTATGACCCATCTGCTCCTTTGGGGCAACGCCTACGCCCAGATTATCCGCAACGGCAAAAACGAGGTCATTGCCCTGTATCCGTTGATGCCCAACCGAATGTCTGTCGACCGGGATTCCAACGGGAAACTGTACTACACCTATTACAGGGGCGATGACGAAGCTATCAAGCACAAGACGACGGCCGTGACCTTACAGCCATCGGATGTGCTGCATATTCCCGGCCTTGGTTTCGACGGTCTGGCGGGCTACAGCCCCATCGCCATGGCAAAAAACGCCATCGGCATGGCCATCGCCTGTGAAGAGTACGGTGCCAAGTTCTTCGCCAACGGTGCTGCCCCTGGCGGTGTCCTGGAACATCCTGGCACGATCAAAGATCCTCAGCGTGTCCGGGAAAGTTGGCAGTCCACCTTCGGTGGCTCTTGGAATGCGAACAAAGTGGCGGTGCTGGAAGAGGGTATGAAGTACACCCCCATTGGCATCTCACCGGAGCAGGCCCAGTTTCTGGAGACCCGAAAATTCCAAATCAATGAAATTGCTCGAATTTTCCGAGTGCCACCCCACATGGTTGGTGACCTGGAAAAGTCGAGCTTTTCTAATATCGAGCAGCAGTCCCTGGAATTTGTAAAGTACACCCTTGATCCGTGGGTAGTGCGCTGGGAGCAATCCATTCAGCGTTCTCTACTTTCCCCAAAGGAAAAGAAAACTTACTTTGCCAAATTCAATGTGGAGGGTCTGCTCCGTGGTGATTACCAGAGCCGCATGAACGGCTATGCCATCGGTCGGCAGAACGGATGGATGTCCGCCAATGATATCCGGGAGCTGGAGAATCTTGACCTTATTCCCGACGAAGAAGGCGGCAATCTGTATCTCATTAACGGCAATATGCTCCCGCTTAAGGATGCCGGGGCATTTGCCAATACCCCCAACGATGACGGAAAGGAGGAAGAAACCAATGAAGAAGTTTTGGAACTGGACAAACCAGGCACAGATGGATCAGACACCGGCAGAACGGATTCTGCACCTGAACGGAACCATCGCCGAAGAGAGTTGGTATGACGATGACGTCACACCGCAGCTGTTCAAAGACGAGCTGAATTCCGGCTCCGGCGACATCATCGTGTGGATCAACAGCCCAGGCGGCGACTGTGTGGCGGCAGCCCAAATTTACAATATGCTGATGGATTACCCCGGCAATGTCACAGTCAAGATTGACGGCATTGCCGCTTCTGCTGCGTCCGTCATTGCTATGGCTGGCACCAAGGTACTCATGTCTCCGGTGTCCATGCTGATGATCCACAACCCCATGACCGTCGCATATGGCAACACCGCAGAAATGCAGAAAGCCATCGAGATGCTGGGCAGTGTTAAGGATTCCATCATCAACGCCTACGAAATCAAGACCGGAATGTCCCGGACGAAGCTGTCCCACCTCATGGACGCAGAAACCTGGATGGATGCCAACAAGGCAGTTGAACTGGGCTTTGCGGATGAAGTCATGAAGCGTCCCGACAGCACTGAGGATATGCAGATTCCTTCGGTATCTATGCTGTTCTCCAAGGTGAATGTGGTCAATTCCCTCATGGATAAGATTGCAGCCAAATGTGCTATCACCCGGAATCCACAGGCACCTCCTGCTGCACAGGACCGCGCAGGCCGCTCTGTAGATGCGCTCAGAGCTGATCTCAACACCATCAAAAATTACATCTAATTTGGAGGTATTCATTATGACAATTATCGAAATGCGCGATAAGCGCACCAAACTTCTGGTCACTATGGACGGCTTTCTGGAAACCCATCGTAACGACAAGGGTGTCCTTTCCGCAGAGGATGATGCCACTTACTCCAGCATGGAGTCCGAGCTGTCCTCTCTGACCAATGAAATCAAGCGTATGGAGCGGCGTGAAGCCATCGATGCCGAGCTGGCAAAGCCCGTAACCACCCCCATTACCGGGCAGCCCATGAACACCACCCCCGGTGCCGAAAAGCCTAAGACCGGTCGGGCTTCCGAAGCCTACGCCAAGGATATGCTGGCTGCCATGCGCTCCAACTTCAAGCGGGTCTCCAACGTCCTGCAGGAAGGTGTGGATGCCGATGGCGGCTATCTGGTTCCCGAAGAGTATGACCGCCGTCTGATTCAGTCCCTGGAGGACTCCAACATTATGCGTCAGCTGGCAACCAACATCACCACCTCCGGTGAGCGGAAGATCAATGTTGCAGCGACTACGCCTGCCGCCGCATGGATTGAGGAAGGTGGAGCCCTGTCTTTCGGTGAGGCCACCTTCGACCAGATTCTGATGGACGCGCACAAGCTGCACGTTGCCATCAAGGTCACCGAGGAGCTGCTGTACGACAACGCTTTCAATCTGGAAAGCTACATCATCACTCAGTTTGGCAAGGCCCTGGGCAATGCCGAAGAGGACGCCTTCCTGAATGGTGACGGTGCGGGTAAGCCCCTGGGCATCTTTGCCGAGAAGGGCGGTGCCGAGATCGGTGTGACCGCCGCTTCCGCTACCGCCATCACCGCAGATGAGATCATCAGCCTGGTGTATTCTCTGAAGCGCCCCTATCGTAAGAATGCCAAGTTCATCATGAACGATCAGACCATTGCAGCTCTGCGCAAGCTGAAGGATAACAACCAGGCATTCCTGTGGCAGCCCTCCATGCAAGCGGGTGAGCCCGACCGCCTGTTTGGCTATCCTGTTTACACCTCCCCCTACGTTCCCACCATTGCGGCTGGGAAGCCTGTCATCGCATTCGGCGATTTCAAGTACTACAATATCGGCGACCGTGGCACCCGCTCCTTCTCTGAACTGAAGGAGCTTTTTGCTGGCAACGGCATGGTCGGTTTTGTAGCCAAGGAGCGTGTGGACGGCAAGCTGATCCTGCCCGAAGCCGTCAAGGTTCTCAAGATGAAGGCAGCTTAATGAAAGGAGGCGACGATGATGGACGAACTTCTGACAAAGGTCAAGCAAAACTTAATTCTGGAACACGAGGCTGACGATTCCTTGCTGAAGAGTTACATCACCGCCGCCGTTTCCTATGCCGAAAGTTATCAGCATATCCCGGCTGGTACTTACACCGAAAAGCCCATGCCGCCCACCACAGAGCAAGCAGTGATCATGCTTGCCTCTCATTTTTATGAGTCCCGTGACGGCAGCACGGGCGG